TTGGACAGGCGATGTCTGATCGCGTCGATTGCATCGGGATCGCTGCGGCCGCGCTCAAGACATAGAGCTTCGGCGAGGGCATAGGTTGTCAGGCGGCCGTTGTGCGCCAAGGCGCGCGCTATGTCGCCTGTGCGAAGCTGCGTGAAATGCCTAACTCTCATACGATCCCTCACACAATATCGGCAGGGTACAATAGGCTAGACTTGCCGGCCGCGTCGGCCTCAAGCCGCTTGAGCGGTCCGGCCTTGCGTCGCAAAGCCTATTTACACCCGCAATTGAGATAAGTCAAGGGGTATTTTTTCCTTGGCCTAGTATTCAACCTTGAGGATGTGATGGTGACACTCAAGCATGCTCGGCCTCATGGTCCTTGCCGCATTGCTTGTAAGTGATCGCCTTGGCCAAGGCTCGGGCAACCTCGCTGCGGTCAATTTGCGTCGGCATAGCTCTATCGCTCCCTGTCACATCGGACGCACCATTACGTCCTGGCCAACGCTATTACACCCGCGCTGATTAAAACACCATTACCGTCGCATCACGATCTCGTGAGCCAAGCTGACTTTGCCAGATATTACAACACATTGCAAAGTAATATCGTTGCGCGCTATGTTCGCCAGGTCATAGCTGGCTTCACGAAGTTTTCGTGAAATATTCGTGAAGTTTTCGTGAAACCACATTATGCTCATCGTGAGCAAAAGACCGGGGTGGGTGCCGGGGTGGGTCTCGGTCTCCGCTCCATCGCGCGCACAAACCCAACTAAACGCTCGCGCGGCAAGGAAAATTCGCAATATCAACACCGTGAACAAGTGCCCGCCGGGCGGCAAAAATTAATTCTTGACAGAAATCTCTACGGAAATTATATTAACACCGTAGACATCGCCCGGCCGAAAAACTGCGCGTCGCCGGGCCAGCGAGGACACGAAGATGAGCACCGAAATTCCCAGCGCCGCGGCGCCGACCAAGGAAGAGTTTCCCGAGCTTTTCGCCGACCCGGAAACGGGCGAACTCTCGCCGACGTTGCAGGCACTCAATCCGCGGCAGCGGCGGTTCGTTTGGGCCATGCTCTCGAATGGCGGCAACCAGACCGACGCCGCGCGCCGGGCCGGCTACGGTGGATCGTCCGAGCAGTCGATGCGCGCGACGGGTCATCGCCTGGCCCACGATGAAAAAATCCAGAAAGCGATCCTCGAAGAGAGCCATAAGTATGCCGGCGCCCGGCTCTATAAGTGGATGGAGGACATCGCGCAGATCGCCGGCGACGTGACGCAGCCCGCGGCGGCGCGGCTCCAGGCGTACAAGATGCTGCTGCCGCGCGGCGGCTCGATCGAGCGTACCGAGCACACGGTCAACGTCAACCGCGGCGGTGAGATGTCGGTGCCGCAGATGATCGCGCACATCAAGCGTCTCGCGTCCGATCTCGGCGTGGACTATCGGCCGATGCTTCAGAAGTTCGGGTATGGCGATGCGGTCGATGTCGACTTCGTGGAAGTTCCCGCGGCGCCGGCGCAATTGCAGGCACCGATAACCGGTGCCGAAGGCTTGGAGGATTTGCTGCGATGACCGAACGTGCAACGCCCGCGGCGCTCCGCGCGCTTCTCGCGCAGTTGGAACAGGCCGCCGAAACGGTCAAGTTCCGCAAACTGTTCGGGTACTCCCCGTTCAAGAAGCAGGCGCAGTTCCACGCGCTCGGCGCGACGAAGAAGCTCCGCGCGCTGTTCGCCGGCAACCAGGACGGCAAGACATATTCCGGCGCGGCCGAAGTCGCGATGCACTTGACCGGCGAGTATCCGTCGTGGTGGCAAGGGCGGCGATGGACGCGGCCGGTGACGGGATGGGTCGCGGGCGAAGGCGGGTTGCTCACGCGCGACGGTCCGCAGAAACTTCTGTTCGGCGAGCCCGGTCTCGATGAAGCGATCGGCACCGGCCTTGTGCCGCGCGAGGCGATCAAGCAGCGCACGCTCTCGCGCGGCGTGGCCAACGCCTACGACACGGTGTTCGTCAAGCACAAGACCAACGGCGTGGAGGACGGGACCAGCATCGTCGGGTTCAAATCCTACGATCAGGGCCGTACCAAGTTCCAAACCAAGACGCTGGATTTCTTTTGGGGTGACGAAGAGCCGGACGAAGATATTTCCAGCGAGTTGCTGGCGCGCATCAGCAGCACGGACGGGATGGGGTTCTACACCTTCACGCCGCTCAAGGGACGCTCGAAGCTCGTCAAGCAGTTTCTCGAAGAGCCGTCGAACGAGCGCGCGTATGTCGTCATGACGATCCACGAAGGCATCAAGTCGTTGCTCTCGCCCGAGGAACGCCAGAAGATCATCGAGGGCTATCCCGCGCACCAGCGCGACGCTCGCGCCTTCGGCGTGCCGAGCGCCGGCGAGGGCGCCGTGTTCCGGGTCCGGCCGGAAGCGTTGCTCGAACCGCACATCCCGATGCACATGATACCGCTTGAGTGGACGAAGATTTGGGGGATCGACTTCGGCATCAACCATCCGTTCGCCGCGGTGCTCCTGCTTTGGGATCGCGACCTGGATGTGATGCACGTTTGGCACACGCTGCGTATCTCCGATCAGACGCCGACGTTCCACGTTCCGGCGATGATGGCCATAGGTGCTGACGTGCCGGTGGCGTGGCCGAAGGACGGGCATAGTCGCGAGAAGTCGTCGGGCGAAGAGTTGCAGCTTGCCTACAAGCGCGCCGGCTTGAAGATGATCGGCACGCACGCGCAGTTCGATCAAGGCGGCGTAAGTCTCGAAGCCGGCGTCATGGAGATGGAAGAGCGTATGAAGTCCGGGCGCTGGAAGGTGTCCGAGCATCTGACCGAGTTCCAGACCGAGATGCGGAATTATCACCGCGAGAACGGCCTGATCGTGCCGATCGAGGACGACTTGCTTTCCGCGGCGCGCTATGCCATGATGATGAAGAAATACGCGAAGGCTGTCCCGCTCGGATCGAAACGGACGGACATGCGCGGTCGCTCTTCGTCATCGTCGAGCGATTGGGACATCTTCACAGGAGAGGCCACACATGGCTGATGGCGGCGCGGCACCCGATCTCGGTATCTTCTCACACGTCGGAGAAAATGCGGCGAAGGATCGCGCGGCCGGCGTCGATCGTGCGCAGTTCGTCAAGGATCACGACGGCTTGCTGAAGGAGTTCGGCGACAAGGCGAAGGCCCTGTTCGACAAGCACTTCGGCACCGGCGCACCGGGCGGCGGCGCGGCGCCAGGCGGCTGATCCGATGATGTCGGCCAAGAACATGCTCGGGCCGGCGGCCACCGATCTCGGCTTCGGGCTCAATTCCAGCGACGCGCTTTCCGCGCAGCTTCAGGAGAAGTCCGACGAACTGAAGAAGCGGCGCGCGTTGCAGAACAAAGTTGCGGCCGGCACCGGCGGCGCGGCGGCCGATCTCGGCATTATCGGTCTCGGTACGGGTGTCAACGGAGGTTTCTGATGCAATTCAATTCTGATCGGCCGTTCGAGATGCCGGACTTCGTGCTACGCGCGCTCGACAAATTGGGCGCGGTGCAGCCGACAAAGGCGATCGACACCGAGACCCTGATCGCGGGCCTGGTGTTCGAGGGCATCACCGTCGTGAAAAACAAAACGCCACCGGAAGTCCTGGGGCCTTGGCTGGAAAGCCAGGTCAAGATGGGCGTGATGCCGTACCGGCACTACGCGCATTTCGTGGCCAACACGGAACCGACGTGGAAGGGCTACGAGTGGTATTGCAATTTCGAGCCGACCGATAGTCGGCATCCGGCAAATCGGAGCGCCGCATGAAGATCACCATTGACGATGCGGGAAAGCTGATCGAGCTTTGCGATCGCGTGCTGTTCGAGGCTGGCGCGTTCGCGGTGGCGCCGCGGCGCGGTGCGGAGAAGCCGGCGGCCGGAACAATGGCGCTGGATGATTTGGTGGCGCATCTCGTTCTCGACGAAAACGTGTCGTTCGACAAGACCGACATCATCGAGAACGACGTCGCGCTGAAGCTCTGGCTGCAACGCCTTGGCCAGACGCACACCCCGCTGCCGAACAAAATCCAGTACCCGACGTTCCCGGTCCGCACGCGCTTTCTCGGCGCCGGTGATCAGTGGGTCGCGTGGACGACTGTTCGCGAGGGCGATCCTCGGCTGAAGAAGGTGCAACGCTAATGCCAGCGTCGACCATTCACTTTGCCGAGGATTTGTCCGGGAACATCGTGATCGAGATGCAGTCACCGCGGCTTGTGATCTCGAAGCGCGACTTCATCGGCTTTGCCGAATACATGAATGGCTTGGCACAGCAGATGAAAGCTGGTATCACCCCTTCGCCGAAGGACAAGAGGATCGCGAGCGGCTTGATTTTGCCGGGGTAACAGATGGCTGGTTCCGATCTCCGACTTGGCTACAATCTCGCGGAAGCACGCGAACAGACGGCGCGCGAACAGGAAATCGTGCAAATCAGTTTGCGCGAGTTCGCGCAGCTTCAGCTTTACCGCTACACGTTCGGCGCACAGTGGGAAGAGGCCGCGCTGCTGATCTGGCCCGACATGCGGAACACCTTTCAGGTCGGCAATTATAACTGGCCGGGCCAGAAGAAAACCGACAAGCAGATTGATGCGACTGGCATGGCGGCGCTCGAACGCTTCACCGCGATCGTGAACAGCTTGCTCACTCCCGAGAACATGACGTGGCACACCCTGGCCGCGGACGATGACTATGTGATGAAGGATCGCCAGACGCGTCTTTGGTTCGAGCAGGCGACGCGCATCTTGTTCCGTGAACGCTATCGCTTCACCAGCGGCTTCATTGATGCGTCGCAATCCGGTTACAAATCAATCGGCGCGTTCGGTAACAGCGGCATGATGGTCGAAGAGTACAATGACACGGTGTTCGGCAACGGGCCAGGGCTGCGCTATTCCAACGTGCCGATCGGCAACATCTACATCCGCACCAACCACCAGAATTTCGTCGACGGGTTCGTGGTCCAGCGGCGCATGACGCCGGAACAAATCCTTCAGGAATACGGCCCGGAGAAATTCCCGGTCAGCCTGCACACCGCGTTGCAGCAGCGGTCGCAAGCGCCGTACAACATCATTCATCGCGTCGTGCCGGCAACCGACTACGACCCCGAGGCGCTTGATCGGCGCCGGATGCGCTTCGCCTCCTATCACATCTTCCTTGGTGATGGGATCACCGGCGTCGACGCCACGGGCGGCGGCATCCTGCTTCGCGAAAGCGGCTACTATTCGTTCCCGATGCCGTTCATGCGCTACGCTCAAGCGCCAGATGAAATCTACGGACGCGGCCCGGCGCAGATGGTGCTGCCCGCGCTCAAGACGCTCAATGCCGAGAAGGCCGTGTTCCTGAAAGCTGGCCATCGTGCCGCCGATCCTGTGCTGCTGCTGACCGATGACGGGATCGTGGATTTCAAGAACGTCCCCGGCGCGCAGAACAAAGGTGGTGTGAACGCGAAGGGCCAGCCTCTTGTGCAGACGCTTGTGCCCGGCAACATCCAAATCTCGAAAGAGATGATGGCGGAAGAGAGCGGCATCATCAAAGACATGTTCTTGGTGTCGCTGTTCCAAATCCTCACCGAGACGCCGCAGATGTCCGCGACCGAAGTGATCGAGCGGACGAACGAGAAAGGTATTCTTCTCGCGCCGACTGTCGGCCGCATGGCACCGACGCAAGGTGTGATGATCCATCGCGAACTGAACTTGCTGGCGCAGATGGGCAAGCTGCCGCCGATGCCGCCGCGGCTTCGCGAAGCCCAAGGCAACTATCACGTCGTCTACACGTCGCCGCTCGCGAAAGCGATGCGAGCGCAGGAAGCCGCCGGCTTCATCCGCACCGTCGAAGTGGTGAAGGAGATCGTAGCCGTGACGCAAGACCCGTCGCCGCTCGATCGCTTCGACTTCGACACCGCAGTTCCCGACATCGCCAACATCAATGGCGTGCCCGAGAAGTGGTTGGTCGACGATAAGGGCCTTGCCCTGAAGCGCAAGGCGCGCGCTCAAGCGGCTGATCGTCAGGCGAAAATTCAGGCGCTCCCCGCCGAAGCCGCAATGGTCAAGGCGCAAGCCGTGGCGAAGAAGGAAGCCGGCAATCAGCCGCAGCAACCGCAAGCCGCACAACCCGCGCAGCGTGGTTTGCCGACCGCGCCGGCGTTTGAGCCCGAAGCTGTACCTGGAGGTTGACGATGGAGATAAGTTGGGCCGCATGGAATTTTCTGCGTGATCGTGCGCGTGACTATCAGCGCAAGTTCCCGAACCCGGCCGATGATCGCGTGCTGCGCGACCTGGCCAAGTTTTGTCGAGCGAACGAGTCGACGTTCAACGCTGACCCGCGCGTTCATGCCGTGCTCGAAGGGCGCCGCGAAGTTTGGCTTCGCATAGCCAACCACTTGCATCTATCGCCCGAGCAGTTATACTTGATCTACAACTCACCAGCCGTCCCAATGGAGGATGTCAATGACCGTTGAAGCCGCACCGGGTACGCCCGCTCCTGCCGCGTCTCCCGCACCGGGTACGCCCGCTCCTGCCGCGAAGCCGTGGCACGATGGTATGCCAGCCGAACATCTCGGCATCATCAGCAACCGCGGATGGGACAAACTCGACGCCGCCGGCGCCGCAAAAGCGATCGTCGCGTCCTATGACGAAGCGCAACGTAAGCTCGGCGTCCCGGCCAACGAATTGCTGCGGTTCAAGCCGGACGATCCGGCGATCATGGACGGGTTCTTCCAGCGTCTCGGTGTCCCGAAGGATGCGAAGGACTACGATCTCTCTGCCATCAAATTCAAGGATGGTTCGGCGCTCGACGATACGTTCGCCGATCGCGTCCGTGCCGCGGCGCTGAAGTTCCATCTGCCGAAGGAAGCCGCCGCTGGCATGGCGGCCGAACTGGCGGCGTTCGTCGACGAACAGGAAGCGGCAGATGCACAGGTCGAGACCAGCCAGATCGAAGCCGGTCGCGCCGCCGTCAAGAAGAATTGGGGCCAGAACTACGAGCAGAACCGGTTGATCGCGCAGCGCGCCGCGCAAGCGATGGGCTTCGACGCCGAGATCATCAGCACCTTGGAAAAAGCCGCGGGCTACGAGAAGGTGATGGGTGCCCTCCTGGCGGTCGGCCAGAAGATCGGCGAGGACAAGCTGCTTGTCATGGACACGCCCGCTGGCCGCGGCGTCATCACGCGCGAAGGCGCGGTCGCCGAGAAGAAGAAGCTCATGGCCGATCCGACCTTCGCCTCGCGCGCCACCGAGAAGAACAGCCGCGAGTGGGAACAGATCACCGCGCTGAACCGTATCATCGCCGGCGTCTAGAGCCATGCCCTCCGAGTCTGGCAAACAGCATCGCCTCATGGAAGCTGCCGCGCATACGCCCGGCGGCTATGGCGGTGTGCCGCAGTCGGTCGGTAAGGATTTCGCAGCGGCCGACAAGCGCGCCGGCAAGAAATTCACCGCGAAGCGGCTGAAGAAACGGAGATAGATCATGGCGAAACATTTCATCGCGAAGGCCATCAAGCATCCCGGCGTCGAGCGCGCGGCGGCGAAGAAAGCTGGCGTCTCGACGCAAGAATATATGCGGGAGCACGAACACGATCCCGGCAAATCTGGAGATCGAGCGCGGCTCGGCATCCGGCTTTCGCGCATGGCGAAGAAAAAGAAGTAGGAGATCGGCATGGGCGACGGTATGGCCGGCATCATGGTAATCTTCGGCATCATCTGCATCATCTATCTCGTCGGCACACGATGAAGTCGTTCCTGTCCGGCTTGGTCATCGGGATCGGCCTCTTCGCCGGTTTCTTTGTTACCGTGCCGGGCCGGGTTCCGCCGGACACATCGACAAACGCAACAATCGAACCCGAATGGCACGCGCCCTGTCACGCTGTCGACGCGATGCCACAGACGGATTGTGACGCTGGAAAGAAATTTTCTATCTAGGTAATTTTTGTGCTTGACAGGGTAATTTTGTTGCCCTAGTTTCCGATCGTCGCCGACTTCGCTAGTCGGCCACTGGCCCCCGCCGAGGGTAAGGCCATGCTCCCCCGCAAGGGCAAGGACACCGAGCGTTGGTGACACCTTTTCCAGGGGACTATCATGGCTGACAGTTTCGATCCGGGCCTCATCCCGTTCTACACCGTCCAGTACAGTTCCGCGTTGGAACTGCTCTTGCAGCAAACCAAGAGCAAGCTCCGCGGTTCCGTGCGCGAGGGTTCGTTCGTCGGCAAGGCCGCTTCGCCGATCAACCAGGTCGGTGCGCTGACCGCGAAAGCGCCGACCGGCCGCTTCGCACCGCTCGCCCTTCAGGAAGCGCCGCTCGCTCGGCGCTGGCTGTTCCCGCAGCCGTTCGAGCTTCCGCAGTTGGTGGACAGCTTCGACGAACTGCAAACCATCGTCGATCCGAAGTCGGAGTTCGCGCAGGCTGCGGCCGCCGCGTTCAACCGCGTCTGCGACGACATTATCATTGCGGCAGCGACCGGCACCGCGACGCTCGGCGTCGATCAGGCCGGTTTCACCACCGAGACCTTCAACACGTCGACGTTCCAGGTTCCGGTCAACTTCAAGTCGGCGTCGGCCAGCGGCTTGATCGTCGACAAGATCATCGAAGGCAAGCGCATCCTGCGCCACTTCCACAATGATCTCGAAGCCGAGTCGCCGACCCTTGTGATCGGTTCGCAGCAGGAGAGCGATCTCTTGAACCAGGCGCAGGTCGTGTCAACCGACTTCAACCCGCAGCCGGTGTTCACCGATGGCAAGCTGACCCGTATCTTCGGCTGCGACATCATCGTGTCCGAGCGCCTGCCCTACAACGTCGGCGCCAGCAATCAGCGCGGCGTGCTGATGTACGTCAAGTCGGGCATCCATTTCGGAACCTGGAAGGATATGGAGAACGTGATCTCCTACCGCGATGACCTGTCCGGTCGTCCGTGGCAGATCGCGACCCGCTCCATGTACGGTGCATCGCGTATGCAGGCCGGCAAGGTCGTGCAAATCCTGTGCTCCGACACCACGGGCGCCGACATCAACCCCTAACGGATAGGCGGGGCTCGCAATCCCGCCTCTTCGCCTTTCTCGGAGAGAGACATGACCTACGCGACGCTGAACTCACAGTCGATCAACAATCTGGACACCGTACCCGTCATTGCGGCGACGCGCGGCGAAGGTGCGCCCGATCATTTGTTCGTGGTCGACGACTACGTTTCCGTCCTGGCCGCGGACTTGGCCGTTGGCGACGTGCTCCGCCTTGTGCGGTTCCCGACCGGGGCCAAGGTCAAGCGCGTTCGGATTTTCTCGGACGGACCGCTCGACACCAACGCCTCGCCGACCCTGGCCCTCGACTTCAACATCGCGTTCTCGGACGCGAACACCAGCGCGGTCGGCAATGCGGCCAATCAGGGATCGGTCGGCGATCAGGTGAACGACGGCACCCCGTCGTCGGTTGCGGGCCAAATCCCAACCACGGCTGGCAACGCCGTCACCACGATCTCGGCTTATTCGTCCCCGAACATTCTGTTCGGCACCTACACCGTCCAGTCGCACACCGTTGGTATCCCGTGGGGCACCGACATCACGCTGACCGGCGCGACCGGCTTGGCGAGCAACACCTACACCGTTGCCGACATGCAGGAACCGATGTGGAAGGTGTTCGGCTTCAAGAACGCGGCCGGCAACGATCAAGACCCCGGCGGCATGTTCGATCTGATCGCCTATGTCTCCACGGCCGCCGCGACCGGCGCCGCCGCGAAACTGTGGGCGGAAGTGACGTACTCGCTCTAATCGAGCGAGCAAACAGTGGTTCGGCCGGCGAGACGCGGAGAGCAATCGACGCACTCGGACACCTCCCCGAGATCGGCACTCGCCGGCCGACCGCCTTCTAGGAGGACTTGATGACCGTTACTCTCGTTGCCATCGACGTATCGCTCGGGCCGCCCGTTGTTTCGGGACAGGTGCCGACGACTGTGAGCAACGTGGCGGCCTACATCGCCCAGGCCGTGACGGACACGACGACCCTGACCTCGGCGATCAGCACCGCAAAAACCGATTCGACCACGGCGGTCTCCGATCTCGCAACCGCGACGACGGACATGACGAATGTGACGAACCAAGCCGCCACCGTCGTCACGGATACCGCTACGGCCGATACCGATGTCGGTACGGCGCAGACGGACTTCGACACGGCAATGGCCGATCTCGTTACGGCCTTCGGCAACTCGCAGGTGACGTACACCGCCGGCACGACGCATCAGTTCAGCGGCACTTGGAGCGGCGTGCAGCCCGCGCCGACCGCGAGCGTGATGAACACGATGCTGACTGCGCTGAATACGGCATTAACTGCCCTTATCACCGCGAAAACGGCAACCGCCACGGCCAAGAGCGATATGTCCACGCTGTCGACCGAGACCGCTACGTTGTCGTCAGCGGTGAGCGCGGCGTCGGCGCAGGTCGGTGTCGTGGATACCGCGGTGCAGGCGCTTTCGACCAGCGCCATCGCGACCGATCTCTCCAACGCGCAGGGCAACAATCTGCCGAGCGGCGTTGCGGTTTACATTCAGGCTGACAACAGCAAAGTCCTGTCGAGCGGGGCCTTCAGCGGTGCCTTGCAATCGGCCTTGGAGTTTGCTATCAATCAGTCTCTCTTTTAAGGAACTGACCACATGGCACAGAAGTTCTTCTCGATCAACACCGGCCAGACCAGTCCGCGCGACGTGCTTCAGGCGACGGTTGCGCCGACCGCCGATGTCTATGTGCAGGTCAGCACCACCAACGCGCCGACAAAGCTGGCGGTGGCAAAGGCGCTCGATGCCATCATGCAATTCATTCTTTCCAGCGGCTTGGAAAGCGGTTCGCCCGGCACTGACACGCCGTTCGGCAGCAACATTTAAGGAGAACCGACATGACCACCGCGAAAGGTCTCTATGCGAGCGTTCCGCTGCCGGCCTATGCCGTCACGCAGCCCGCGAACCCCGTTGCGCCGGCGTCGACTTCCGCCTTCAAGATGCAGGGCCTCGGCGGCCTGATTACGCCGGCGGTGTCGGGCATCATCCGCGTGCGATACGACTTCGTGCTCGTCAACAGCGGCACCACGACTGTCGGCATCGGCATCGCGCTTCAGGGCTATTATCAGGCCGTGCAGAACGGCGTCGCGATCCCCGCCAATGCGGGTTCCATCCCGTCCGGCGCGCAGTCGATCGGCCCGCAATACAAGTGGGCGACCGGCGTGACCCTGACGACCGCGGCCGATCTGTTCGAGGCCGGCTCGATGGAAACGCTCGTCGGCGGACTGACCGTTGGCCAGCAGTATTGGTTCGACCTGGCGGCCGAGAGCGTCGTCACCGCGTCGATCATCTCGCTCACGAACGTCCAAGTCCTTCTGCAAGAAGTGACCTAACGATAGGGGGAGCCTATGGCTGGCCCCTATCAGGTGCCACTCGACATCGCGAACCGCGCGCTTCAGCACGTCGGTATTCGTTCGATCACGTCGTTCACCGAGAACAGCAAAGCGGCCATCGAGATCAGCAAGGTCTACGACAAGGTGCGTCGTGCCGAGCTTGAGCGCAATCGCTGGACCTGTTCGGTCCGGCGCGCGACGCTGTATCCGGTGTCGCTCACCAGTATGCTGCTCGTTCTTCCCGCATGGAACGCGTCGACGAACTACGCCGCGGGCGCGGTGGTCAGTTACACGGACAGCACCGGCAACACGCGCTCCTGGTATTCTCGAACCGGCCAGAACCTTAACCAGAACCCGACGACGCCGGGCTCGCCGTGGGCACCGTTTTTCGGGACGCTGCTCGTCAACCAGTTCATTCCGCAGACGACGGGCGTGACGCCTTACGCCTACAATGCCGGCGACACGGTATATCTGCCGATCCAGCCCGGCAAGAACACCGCCTATCTCTCACTGTTCAGCAATAATCAGGAAGTGCCGAATACCCCCGACCAGTGGACGGCCTACGTCAACCCCTTCCAGAATGGACAGGTCATCCCAGGCAATCTGACGGCGAGTGGGCAGATCGTTGGCCAATACAATCGCGGCCAGATCGTGCAGGGCAGCGACGGCTACTTCTACATGAGCCTCATCGACATCAACCAGAACAACGATCCGACCGCTGGCCCGTTTCCCTGGAACCAATTCTCGTCGTATGCGGAGACCGATCAGGTCGCAGGGATTGACGGGATGGTGTACCAGTCGCTCGTCAACAGCAACGTGGGCAATCCGCCGACGACGGACAGCGGCACCAATTGGGAGCCCATGTTCAAGTTCGTGCCGTGGACGCCGGCGTTCGACGCAGAGATCGCGTCGACGATGTGGTTGCCGCTTCAGGGCGCGAGCCTGATTGCGCCCAACATCAATTACCCCATCGGCAGCGGCCCGATCGAACAGTCCTTCAACAAGAACATTTTCCGCCTGCCGGAAAACTTCCTGCGCCGCGCGCCGCAGGCGCCCGAAGTTGGCGTCTCGGTACTTGGCTTCCCGAACGGATTGCCGGCCGACGATTGGGAGGAAGAAGGGAACTATCTCACCAGCCGGTTCCCCATGCCGATCCCGTTGCGCTATTGCGCCGACATCGTGGATGTGTCGCAGATGGCGGTCATGCTTTGCGAAGGCATCGCCGCGCGCATCGCGCTCGAAATCTGCGAGCCGTTGACGCAGAGCACGGAGAAGCTGAAGAACATCGGCGCCATGTACGACAAATTCATGGGCGAGGCGCGCACCATCAACGCGATCGAGACTGGTCCCGAACTGACGCCGGTGGACGACTTTATCGCGTGCCGCATATAGGGTTTCGAGATGCCTGATGTCTCCTACCAACAAGACAACTTCCTCGGCGGTGAGTGGTCTCCCCAGGCGCAGGGCCGGTATCAGCACCCGAAGTACCGCACTGCCCTGAACGTGTGCCGCAACTCGGTGCCGCTCGAAGTCGGCGCTTGGACGCGCCGCTCGGGGGAACAGTTCTTGGCCACGACGCGCAATGGTGCGGACGGGCGCTTGATCGAGTTCGACTTCGCCGAGCCGAACCCGTACCGCATCGAGTTGACCAACGGCCATATGCGGTTCTTCACCGGGACGAGCCTGGTGTTCACCGACGACGCCGTGACCGTCACGGGAATGTCGACCGCATCACCGTCGATCATCACCACGACGGCCGCGAATTTCGCCACCGGCGATCAGGTGCAATTCCTGTTCAATGGTATCCGTCCTGCGAACGCGGCTATCCTTCGCAACCGCCAGTTCGTGCTCACGGAAGCCGGCGACAATGATGGCACGCAATGGACACTGACCGATCCGATCAGCGGGGCCGCGATCAACAATCCCGGTTGGTCTCCCGACACTGGCACGATCCAGATGGTTCGCGTGCTCGATCTGACATCGCCCTACAGCAGCACCGATTGGTCGCAAGACACCGTGCGTTCGATCCAGCCGGGCATCAATCCCGATGGTACGAACAACGGGCAGACCGTGCTCGTTCGTGGCGACACCGCGCCGCAAGTTCTCTTGGCTACGTCGAACGAGACCGCGCCGCAGTTCGCGAGTTTCGCGCTCACGCCCGCGGTGTTTCAGGACGGCCCGTATCTCGATCCGGTGCCGGGCTTGCAGGCCACGCCGGATGCGAAGAGCGGCGTCATCAATATCACGATTGCCTATCAGGCTTTTTCGGCCGTCGTCTCCTATTTCCAAGGCGACATCGTGGTGAGCGGCGGCCTGACTTATCAATCGCTGAAAGACGCGAACCTGAACAACAATCCGGGCAGCAGCCCGACGTTTTGGAAACTGATCTCGAACGTGCCCGGCGTGAACGGCGGCGCTGGATTTCTGCAAACCGACGTGGGCCGCCACATCCGTCTCTTGTCGGAGCCAACCGTTTGGAACAACGCGACGGCATATGTGCAAGGCAACAACGTGCAGTATCCGCTCGGCAGCGGGCAGTATTGGACGGCGCTGAAGAGCAACACCAACGTCACGCCTGGCAGCGACTTCGCGTCGTGGTCGGTGGCCAGCAATGCCGCGCAATGGGCGTGGGGCCGCATTAGCACCGTCAATAGCGCGCTGTCGGTGCAGGTGCAGCTTATCGGCTTCGATCCGGCTGTCATTGTGCAGGGCGCCACGAACACGCTGCTCTACGTCAACACGATCTACACTTGGCAGCTTGGTGTCTATAACGGCGTCACCGGCTGGCCGACGTGCGGCGTTTACCACGAAGGCCGCATCTATTTCGGCGGCTCAATCCGCAATCGGTTCGACGCATCGGTGGCGAACGGCGTGAATGGTGCGTTCATCAACATGGCGCCTACCGCGTTCGACGGCACTGTGGGCGATGCCAACGGGATCAGCTACACCTTCAACGCCAAGGACAACAACCAGATCAATTGGATGCTGTCGACGAGCGCGGGCGTCCTCGCCGGAACGCTTGGCGGCGAATGGTTGATCGCGGCGAGCGCGCTCAATGATCCGATCACGCCGTCCAGCGTTCAGGCGCATCGCGTCTCGCGCTATGGCAGTTCGGTAGTCGAGCCGGTCGAAGCCAACATCTCGACGGTTTTCGTGCAGAAGTTCGGGCGCACCATCATGGAGTTCCTGTCGGATGTGTTCACCGGCAAGTACCGCGCGCCGAACATGACGATCTTCGGCAGTCATCTGGTGAACAAAGGCATTGCCGAAATCCGCTATCAGGAAGCACTCACGCCGATCTTGTGGGCGCGCACGA